ATGATGGGGCAAGAGCCTTGCCCTTCATACGACTTGGCGTGCTTCTCTTTGCCGTCGACGAAGATGCGGTACACCCACCGCTCCTCGCCCGGCGTCGTGGTGTCGCGGTCGCAACCCTCGATCACGAGGCACGGCTTCTTGCGCTGGCCTTGGGGGATAGAGTCGGCGGGAAAGATGTCGGGCCACATCGACATCAGTTCGCCCTGCGTCATGCGCATCTCGCGCCACTTGCCGTAGAGCGTGCCATCAGGGCCGCGCTTCATCAGCAGGTCGGCGATCTCGATCGGCTGGAAGAAGATCGGCTTGAGCGGCCCCATGTCAGACACGGCCACGCCCATCGACGAGACACCCCAAAACTGGAAGCACTCTTGCGCGGCCTCCCAGTAGTTGGACTTCTCGATCTCGCCGAAGATCAGGTCTTCAATGGCCTTGGATTGGTCGGCAATCTGCCTGGCTTCACCCTCGCTCAGGGCAACGGCCGGCTGCATGTCGACCCATCGCTCATAGCGCGGCGTGAAGGTCGAGATCATGTCGGAGGAGAAGTCCTCCAGCACGACTTGCAGTTCGTTGTCGAACAGGTCGTCTTGCTCATCGGCGCGGTCAGCCGCGTCGCGCGCAACGTCGATCCGGCGATAGGTCGGCAGACCCAACGCCATGATCTCGTTCATCCAGTCGGCGTGACGCTTGCGGTCAGCCTGCGCGGCCTGAATGTCTGACCAGACCTTCTTGGCGTCGTCCATCTAGTACACCACGCGCTGGAATTCGCCGTCGAACATTTTGCCGGGGCCAAGGGCGCCAAACCCGCCGCCCGACGATCCTTGCAGGCCAAGGCCCGCGCCGGCGCCGGAAGGCGCGATGAGGGGCACGCTACCGGATGCGCCGTCAGCCACACTCGCGGGGCCGACAGCCTTGCCAAAGCGACGCAGGCGCTTGAGGGTCTGGCCGCTCAGCGATTGCTGGGTCTCGAATGTGCGGGAGGCTTCCGCTCTGGCTTGCTCGGCCTCACGAGCCGCCTTGGTTGCCGGATCTTCAGCCGCCGTGGTCGACTTGTTCTTGATCATGCGCCTGCTCTGGCTCGAACGCGGGTCGCGCACCGTGAGCCACCAAATCGCGGTAGAGAGCCACCGGACGCAACGCACGAGACCGGACGCCCATCAGGTGCGCGATCGCGATCGTGCACCAAAAACCAAAGCGCCAGCGCGGCGGGGCCTCGGCGTGCTCGGGCTCGAAATTCAGGATTGAGCAGTCGTTTGGCAGGGTGTCGAGGAACTCGTAGAAGGCCTCAGGCTTGAGGGCGCGGACGAAGGTGCGGCCATGACGCACGTCGTAGATAAGCCAGCACTCAGCTTGCACGCAGTAGGCGAAGGCCATCACGTGCCTGAAGCCCGCCGGGCTCAGATAGTCCCACCACCAGCGCCGCTCGTTACCGTAGAAGCAGGCGTACCATGCCGCCGGAAAGCCGCTCATCGACGCCTCCCAATTTGTCGCGGGCCTCGGTCGAAGACGCGCGCATTGACCTTCGTGCTGACAGGCTTGGCCCGCTCTAGGCCGAAGAAGAGATTTGCGCCCTCGCCCATGCCAAGGCACAGGTACTGGAAGGCCTCGGCCACGTGGCTGTCCTGGTTCTTGACGATGATGTCGGTCTTGTTCATGCCGGCCGACGTGCGGACGTCCTTGAACTGGTAGCCGCCTTGCATGGCATTCGCGAGCATGCGGCACGACGGGTCCAGCAGGAGGGCCTGATAGCCGTCAACCTGCCGCCCAAGGATGGTCTCGACGGTCTCGCGCCGGCCACTCGGCCCGTTGAATCGGTTGGCGCCAGGCGCGCGCTGCATGTTCATGCCGTGGCGCCGGAAGACCTGGAACGCGGTCTGCTCGCTGTCCTGCCCGCGAATGTCGCCGCCGGGGTCGCCGTACATCTTGATCGCGGAGATGTCGATGCCGGGGAACTTGGTCAGGATCTCCTTCTTAACCATCGGCGCAAAAGTCACGGCGCCGATGTCCTCGGCGTACATCTCAGCCAGCACGAAGATGCGTCCGCGCACGGTCTGGCCGAAGACGGCGGCGGGGGTCAGGCCAAAGTCGAAGGCGACGTACAGGTCCAGCTCGGGCTGGAACTTGAGGGGCTGGCGGCTGACATGGCGGTCGGCGCTGAAGCCGGGGAAGACGGCGCGGCCACGCATGATGGCGGCAGGACGATTCAGCAGGTTGGCGTCGATCCACGCCTTCGTGGCGCCGTTGACCTTCTTGGCATAGTAGTCGCCGGCATTGCGCAGCCAGCGCAGGTTCTCGGCCTGCGGGTTGACCTTGTACTCAGCAATGTTCCCATTCGGGTCCGTGACCTCGATCAGGGCCGGCGGCTGTTGGAAAAGGCACCAGCCCTCGGGCAGCTTGTGGGCGCGCACGTCGTCGGGCGTGAAGTAGTCGGGCACAGGAGTCAGGCCGAACATGATCGGCACCCAGTGCAGGGCTTCAGGCGCGTTCATGTCGGCGATCACGCCGGCCCACGTACAGCCGCCATCCTTGACGCTCGGATAGCGGCCCGTCCGCGAGAGCGCTTCGGAGAACATCGACATCTCGATGTACTGCGTTTCGTTGAAGTAGACGCCTGACACTTCAAGCGATCGCAGCTTCCTGACGTCGTCCTCTTTTTCGAGGGCCAGGAAGATGAACTCAGCTTCGATGTCGCCATGCCGGAAGTGGTAGGTGAAGGGCGGCGACATGGTCATCGTCCCAAACTCGCCGGGCGGGAACATCTCTTCGAAGGCCTTGATGGTCGTCGACTTCAATTCCGGGTACGTCTGGCGCACCACGAGCCAGCGACTCCGGCGCATGCCGTCGCGCTGCTTGGGCTGCTCGGCGCAGTGGGCGATCATACGCATGATGGCCGCGCGCGTCTTGCCCGATCCAATGGGGCCCTGAATGATGGCGACTTCCGACCTGTCAACCAGGAAGCGCTCAAGCACGTAGCCGTCCGGCTCGAAGTTGATCTCGCGAGCCTGGACTTGCTGCGGTTTTTTGCGAGGAGGTGCCATCGCGAGTAGGGAGCGCTTTGCCCCCTACTCGCTCAACGCACGTGGCCAGCCCTTAAGCCGCGACCATCTCGCCAAGCGGCGGGCCGGGCACCGGCAGGACGCCAGACGATGCGCCGCCGGTCAGGGTCTTCTTGGCCATCGGCCACGTTGCCGCAGAGCCGCGAAGTTCGTTGCCGCTGGCCGTGACGGTTGTGCCGCTATCGGGATAGATCAGAACCCGCTCGACCGTGTAATCGACCGACCCGCCACGGGCTAGAATGTTGTCCAGCACGTTGCAGGCTGCCCCGGCGGACAGGCTGAAGTCCTTCATGAAGATAAAGCTGCCGTCCACGAGGTCGCACTCGACGCCGACGTTGCCCCAGAACTCAAGCTGCCCGTGCTGACCAAAGGTTCGCATGAGGCCCAGGCCAATGCCGGGCGTGATCGTGTGGCAGCGAACGAAATAGTTCTCGCCAAGATAGGCCGCGACCGGAGCGCAGTCCGAAGTCTTGACCACAAACTGCGGGCCTGAAGACGTCGCGCCGTTGCTCGGCATGTCGCGGAAGATATTGCGCCGAATGGCAATGAACAGGGCGTAGCCGGCGGCGATGACGGTGGCATAGGGCGTGTTTGGATCCTTGCCCAGAATTCCGGTGGCCTCCGATCCATCCCCCACGCCGGTCCCGTCACCGGTGGCCACCGATCGATCCCAGGCCCCGCAGTTTTCGGTGTCGTTGCCCTCGATCAGGATCGCGTGCGTCTTGAAATAGATCGCGTTGCAGTCCTCGACCCCGTTGGTCGCCGTCAGGTTCTTGAACGTGCAGTAGCCCACCCGCACGTCGCAGAAGGCCGTTTCCTTGTTGGTCGGGTTGGTGATGTGCGCGGCCAGCTGGTTGCGGATATCCACGCCAACCGAAGCATTGACGTCGTTGGTCGTGGCGGTCTTCGGATCGTTGACGTCCGAGAAATTGCAGTTCTCGATGACGACGCGACAGGCCCGGACAAGGCAGTGCGGCGAGAGCTCGACACC